GTTCAACACGAAGCGCGAGGAGGCCCGCGCTTACTTCGCCGAGCTCATGGGGAACGGGCCGCTGGCTGGCCTGATCGCCAAGGTCGGAGCGGACATCGTGGTCCGCATGTCGGACGCCGAGGGGGCCGAGCAACTTGCCGACCGCCTCGCCGCCTCGAACCCGCTGGCGCAGATGGACGAGCAGTCTGACGTCCCGCCTCGCGCGCAGATGATGATCAAGGGGCTGCAGCAGCAGCTCCAGCAGGCCCATCAGCTTCTCCAACAGGCCGGCCTCGAGCTGAAGTTCAAGACCGGGATCGAGCAGCTCCGCCAGGAGGGCGCGACCGAGCGCGAGCACATCAAGGCCGGGACCAAGATTCACGACGTCGAGACGATCGCGGCGACGAAGCAACACGACGTCGAGATGCGCGCCTTCACGGCCCAGAACGTGGCCGAGATTCAGGGCGCGGTCAGGTTGCTCGTCGAGCATCTTGGCCTCGGGAAGTTCGCCGAGGAAATCAAGCGGCGCGACGTCGAGCTCCAGATCAAGGCAGGCGAGAAGGCCGACGCCGCCACGATCGAGGGAGCGGCCGTCCAATGAACAAACGCACCCGTGCGACCGCGGGGAATATCCGTGGAGTGATCCATGCCTACTGAACAAGAGCAGCAGCAATCGCGCGAGGCGGTCCGTCCGTCAACCGTCGTCGTGACGTCCGAGAACCTGGCGGAATTCCAGGCTGGCAAGCTCGGCATCGAGCCGCCCGTCAAGTCCACGCCCGACCCGAAGGAAACTGCGGCGCCGAAAGGCGAGCCGGGGACCGACGACAAGGGCAACGCGGCTGCAGCCGCCAACGCGGACGAGGCGGAAGCGGCGCTCGAGGCCGAACGTGCGGCCGAGAAGGACCCGAAGCGCCAACGGCTCAACATGCGCTTCTCCGAGCTGACAGGGCAACGCGACACCGCGCGGGCGGAAGCCGCGAAGGAGCGCGAGGCTCGTCTGGCGGCAGAGGCGCGAGCGCGTGAGCTGGAGGAGGCCAAGGGTCCGGCGAAGGGGGACAAGGCAAAAGAGTCGCCACCCGCCGACGCTACACCGCGGCCGGATCGCACGAAGTTCAAGGCCGGGGGTGAGGGCGACGCCGAGTTCGAGGACGCCCTGTTCAACTGGAGGCAGGACCAGCGCGAGTCGAAGCGTCAGGCCGACGAGGAGACCCGCAGGCAGGCCGAAGCCGGGCGCTTGCAGGCGGAGGCCTGGAACAAGGCGAAGGATGCGGTGCGAGCCGATATCCCGGACTTCGACGCCAAGATCGCCGGGTCGACGACGGTGCTATCGGACGAGGTGCGAGACGAGATCCGGAGCATGGGCGAGGCGGGGCTGCGCGCCCTGTACTACTTCGCCGAGTTTCCGGCCGAGGCCGACAAGATCAACCGCATGACCGTCTCGGCCGCCTTCCGCGAGCTCGGGCGGATCGAGGACAAGGTGATGGCTGGCAAGGGCAAGCAGAAGGGCAACGGCGAGGACAAGGGCGAGAACAAAGCCGCCGGTGATGCCGAGGTCTCGAAGGCTCCGAAGCCAGCGCAGCCGCTCAAGAGCTCCAGCGCCCCGGAGGGCGTCGAGGACGACAAGGGCAACATCACCGTCGGCTTCAAGGACTACAAGGCGGCGCGGAAGGCCGGCAAGATCAAGTAGCACCGCGCCGGAATTCGGCGTAGTATCGCGAACAAGTAGGGCCGCCAGCTGGGCGGGTGCAGGAGCCAGCGAACATCCGCAGACCCGAGCGCATCGGGGCTTATTCGTGCGGGTCCCACGTGTCAGGACCGAGGCAGTACGGTTTTTTAACCTGACAACGGAGGCCCATCGTGGCAAATACTCTGCTCACGATCAGCAAGATCACGAACGAGGCCCTGATGGTGCTCGAAAACGAGCTTACCTTCACCTCGGAAGTGAATCGCGAGTACGACGACCAGTTCGCCGTCGTAGGCGCGAAGATCGGCAACACAGTCAACGTGCGGCGCCCGGGCCGGTTCATCGGCACCAGCGGCCCCGCGCTCAACGTCGAGGACTTCAACGAGACCTCGATCCCGGTCGTTCTGACCACGCAGTTCCACGTCGACACGCAGTTCACCACGCAGGACCTCGCGCTCTCGCTGGATATGTTCAGCGACCGAGTGCTGAAGCCGTGCGTCGCTGCGATCGCGAATCGCGTCGACCGCGACGGCCTGGTGATGGCGAAGAACAACACCGCCAACATCGTCGGCACCGCGGGCACGCCGCCCTCGGGACTCCTGACGTATCTCACCGCCGCGGCTTTCTGCGATGCGGAAGGTACGCCGCGTGACGGCCGCCGCTGCATGGTCGTGGAGCCGTTCACCTCGGCCACGATCGTCGACTCCCTCAAGGGCCTGTTCGTTCCGTCCGATCGGATCGGCGACCAGTACATGAAGGGGCTGATGGGTCGCGACTCCGGCGGCATGAACTGGAAGATGGACCAGAACGTGGTCAGCCACACGTTCGGCAGCTTCCAGACCACGCTGGGCGTAGTCACCACTGTCGGCGCGGGGCAGGGTCTCGCCACCGGCTGGGCGTCTACCACGACGCTCAACCTCTCGACCACGCAGGCGATCAATATCTCGGTCGGGGACACGTTCACCATCGCGGGCGTCTTCGCGGTCAACCCGCAGAACCGGCAGGCTTACGGCTCGAACCGGTTGCGGTCCTTCGTGGCGACGACCGCGATCGTCAACACCAACGGTGCGTTCTCGCTGACGGTCAGCCCAGCCCTCATCTTCGGCGGGCAGTTCCAGAACGTGACCGCGGCTCCGGGCGCGGGCGCCATCGTGACGCCGTTCTCGGCGGCGGTGGGCGTGGCGAACGCAGTGGTGGGACCGCAGAACGTCCTCTTCCACCGCAACGCCTACACCCTGGCCGTGGCCGACCTCGAGCTGCCGGAGGGTGTCCACTTCGCGGGCCGTGCCTCCGACGAGGAGATCGGTCTCTCGATCCGAATCGTGCGCCAGTACACGATCAACAACGACTCGATTCCTACCCGTCTGGACGTGCTGTACGGGTGGGCGCCGCTCTACCAAGAGCTGGCGTGCCGGGTCAGTTCATAGGAGACGGACATGGCAGCCCCGAACAGCCAAGTAACCCCCAACAGCCAGGCGCCGTTCTCCGGCATCCAGCAGATCGGAGTGATCAGCCAGACGATCACGCCGGGCTCGGTGGGAGCCGCGAACGCCTCGGGCGTTCTCCAGACGTTCAACGTGACCGGCCTGCAGACCACGGACATCGTCGTCCTGACGCCCGCACCTACCGGCAACGCGACGACCGTCGGGAGCGCGTTCTGCGCCGCGGCCGGAGTCCTCTCGATCCAGTTCAACAACCCCACGGCGGGCGCTCTGACGCCGGGTGCTGGCGTGTACCTGATCACGGTGCTTCGCCCCGCCCCCGGGATCCCGCTCCTGACCGCGATGCCGATCCTCTAGGAAACCCCGGGGCTTCGGCTCCGGGACCTTGAAAAGGAGAAACGAAGATGCCAGGCACCACCATCGGACGCGGCAACGTGATCTACGACTACCTGGCCGGGCCGAGTCTCACGCCCGTGTCGGTGGCCGGGGCGACGTCCGCCGAGCAGAACTTCACGGTCGTCGGGCTTCAGGTCGGGGACTTCGTCGACGTGTTCTTCAACGGCGTGCAGACCGCAGGGATCGGGATCGCGAACGCCAGGGTCTCAGCCCTGAACACGCTCACGATCCTGTTCCAGAACAGCACAGCGGGCGCCCTTACCCCTGCGGCGGGTCAGTACGTGATGAACGTGACGCGCCCGGAGAACCTGCCTCTGCCGGTGAACGCGGCCTGATGCCCGAGACCATCACCTCCAAGCAGGTCGGCCCTTCGCAGGCGCTCTCGGTCACGAACGCCAGCACCGGCCCGATCACGCTCGCGGCGTTCTACGACAACGACCCGGTCGACTATGCCGCGTTCCTGAACACCGGGCCGAACACCGTGGCGGTCCAGATGGGGCAGGTCGGGAAGTGCCCGGCCGCCGTGTTTCCCGCTGTAGGAGTCCCGGCCAACACGTTCGTCCTGCCGGCGAACATGCCGGTCCCGATGATCGTGCAGACGCCCAGAGGACCGTTCGACGTGAACATGATCGGGAGCGCCGCCGGCCCCGCCGTGGTCGTGGCATGGCCGGTCGGTACTCAATAAGGAGACGCCATGGAACCGAGCCAACAGTATCCGCGAGTGCTTTACCGTGGCAGCTGGACCCGCGATGCCGGGGCCGGCGTGCTCGAGACCGTGACAGTCGGTTCGCTGAAGGAAGAGAAGGCGAAGCTCGCCGACGGATTCGTGGTCGCCGAGGACATCGAGACGCTGGTCAACGATCCGACGGCAGTGCCCGCCGGGAAAAAGTCCAAGGCCAAGCCCGCCGAAGACGGCGAGTAGGGTGACCGGTGCCCGTAATCATCGGGACCCAGACCTCACCGGTCGGGGCCACTCTCACAGCAGGTGATCTTATCCGTGGGGCGCTGCGCCGGATCGGCGCGGTGGCCGCCGGCGAGCCGATTCCGCCCGAGACCTTCAACGACACGTTCGCGCTGCTGAATGACTGGCTCGATCAGCTCAGCAACGAAAAATCCCTGATCTTCTGCGTGCAGGAGGTCATCCACACGATGGCCGCCGGCAAGTTCCAGTACACGATCGGCCAGCCGCAGAACGACGTCGGGTGCTCGTTCACCGGGCAGATCAACGCCGACGTCCTGACGGTCACCGCTATCTCGAGCGGGGCGCTCTCGGTCGGGCAGATCATCCAGGGAGCCGGGATCCAAGCTGGCACCGCCATCACCGCGCTCGGGACCGGGCTCGGCGGCTCGAGCACCGCGGCTCTGGGGACCTACAAGATTTACCCGCAGAACACCTTCGGGAATGGGGCGCTCACCTCCTACGCGCCGCGGCCGCTGCGGATCAACAGCGCGATGGTGCGAATCACCGCCTCGATCGCGGGCAGCCTCGACTACCCGGTGGACGTGATCAGCGTTGAGGACTACGAGCTGATCGGCCTGAAGGCGCTGGCGGGCCCGTGGCCGAAAATTCTTTACTACCAGCCCTCCATGCCGCAGAGCGTGCTCAACTACTGGCCGAACCCGAACCAGGGCGCGGAGATGCACCTGTTCGTCGACACGGTCTTCAACCAGTTCCCGGCCATCGATTCGCCTGTCATCTTCCCGCAGGGGTACAAGCTGTTCCTGCGCTTCGGCCTGGCCGAGCTTCTGCTGCCCGACTTCGGGAAGTCCGACCCGGCCCAGATCGCGCTGATCCACCAGCAGGCGGGCGCGGCGCGCGCCTGGTTGAAGCGGACCAACATGCGCCCGACTCCCTCGGCGCACTTCGACCCGAACCTCCTGCCGGCGCTCCGCAAGGACGCAGGCTGGATCCTCCACGGAGGGTTCAACTGATGCCGG